AAGAGCGCCCAGGTGATGCCTGGACGGACAAGCGCAGAGATGGCTGATACGAATGGCCCCGCCTCTTTGGCGGTGGTGGCCTGCTCCCTAAACGCCTCCTTGATGGTGTCAAGCTGAGCCGTGGAGTATTCTGCGTACCGCTCTTCCATGCGGAACGTGCCGCGCGTCTTCTCCAGATCGGTTTGCAGACCGAACATAGCAAGCTCATGTGCTCGCTCGCTCTTCTTGTCAAGGAGCTTCAGCACCTCTGGGGCAAGGCGGAACAGCCCGCCGAAAAGCCCGCCCAATGCGCCAAACAGAAGTTCCCACATTACTGCTTCTCCAGTAGCTCCAGCAGGCCCCAGACCGCCCAGCCCGGGAGTGCGGTTGCGACAGCGTCCCAAATATCAACCTGACCGTCACCGCGAATACCTTGGTTGACTTCGTACAGCAGCGCGTAGACGGTCGTGTGGTACGCCAGGAACGCGCCGACGTTGAAGAACATCAGCACCCAGTAGCTGGTCATAGCAGCAGCAAGCCACACGATGCCCAAGGCGATGTGCAGCCACTTGTCAGCGGACATCAGCCGGGTGAGAAAGGTGGGGACGCGCAGCATCTCAGTCACTCAGACCCGCAGGTTCCGAATTCGGCATCTTCAGTTGCGGCAGTGCCTGCGCTTGCAGTTCCTGCACAATCTGGAACACCTCGCCGTAGGGACGGGTGCCGAGATAGCCGAGGATGCCGTTGATCAGGCTCAGCTTCAGGGTGATCTCTTGGTCTTGATTCACTTGGCGGCTCCTTACTTCGCCCACGGCAGGGGCGGTTGAATGACGGGCGGGTTCTTCTGCGCTGCGATCTGCTTGGCGACATTGGCCTCGACCTCAGCCTTGTCCACGCCGGATTCCCAGCACCAGCCGAGCACCTGGGCCTCGGTCAGCTTATCGTAGGGCGTGAAACTACCTTCGGGCACCGTGAAGCCACAGGTACCGTATGCCGTGCCGGAGAATGCTCCGTCCTGGCCGTTGCAGCGCCATGCGGCGGTGACCACTACGTCGGTCTTGCCCGACTCTTGGGGCTTGACCCACATCTGCTCGATGATCCAGTTCATGTTCAGTTTCCTTTCTTAGTTTACGGCCCAGCATCGCGCCATGCGCCGCCTGAGTAGAAATACAGCTTGTTGTTCGTGGTGTTCACCACAATCGGGGCCATGCCCGTGATGGCAGTCGGCACACCGGTTGGAGTTCCCGCGCAGGTTGGGACGTAGAGGAATCCATCCGTTGCGGTCGTTGCGAGTGCTGCGCTGGCCCCGGCGACGATGTTGCCGGTGGAGGTGATGCGCATGCGTTCAGAGCCGTTGTTGTAAAACGCATACACCCCAGACCCGGTGTTTACGCTAAGGAGATCAGTCGCCGATGATATGAGCTGAGCTTTTGTGACCCCCGCAATAGTCATTCTCAGTTCGTTATTGCCAGACGCAACATTAGTCTCTAGCCTTACGGCTGGACTCGCCGTCCCGATTCCCACGTTGCCGGAGGAGTCGATGCGCATGCGTTCAGACCCGCCAGTGTTCATCGTCATCGCAGGGATACTGGCGTTATCCGTCTGGACACTTACGCCGCCTGTGCCCGCAGCGTTGAAAATCTGTAGCTGGCTATTGCCAGAGATACGAACGTTGCCCGCAACATCTAGCTTCGCCCCAGGACTCGCCGTCCCAATCCCCACGTTGCCGGAGGAATCGATGCGCATGCGTTCGGAGCCATTAGTGGCAAACGTCATTACGTTGCTGGAGTTGCCACTATAAATATAGTTATTGCTATTGCTTCCGAAATTAATAGCAGCGTCTGCCGCCGCAGTTGTGCCACGGCTAACACTGAAATCGCCGCCGCGCACATCCAGCCTTACGCTCGGACTCGCCGTCCCGATTCCCACATTTCCCGACGTATCAACCCTGACCCGCTCGCTGCCTCCGGTGTAGAAGGTCATCGGCAGGTAGGTGCCGGTGCCGGTGATGCCTGAAGTAAGCCTAACGTCCGTTGAGCTTTCCACTCCAATAGACAGTTGAGATGCGTTTGTCGGATCGCTTGCGTTGTACGCTTGAAGGCGTGCGATGGTTCCAGACCCATTCGGAATAACAGCGACAGCAGTTGTGCTATTCGCCGTACTCGTCTGAAACGCAACTCGGTTCGCCAACGTCGCGTTACTGAAATCCCCCGTGATCCGCTGCGCGGTGTTTGTGAAGTTGAGGGCGTTGCCGGTTCCCGTGATGGTTACGTCTGAAAACGTGCCCGTGCCATTTGTCGTGGCAATCTTCACGAAGTCCGAGCCGTTCCAGGCAATCAGCGCACGCTCGCCGTTGGCGATCACTACGCCCGTCGTGGGGCCAGCGCCTACAACCTTAACCGACTGCGATCCCGTCGTAGCGTTGATGACCAGATACGTCTTGCTCGCCGCAGGGACGGTAATCGTCCGCTGGACTGTCCTCGCTCCGGTGCAGTCCAGAATGGCATACTGCGACGAAGTCGCACCAAGCACCGCGTTGGTGGTCTTGGTCAGCGTGACATCAGCATCCGTCGAGAGCGTCTGCGTACCCGCAATCGCTGCGTCCAGATAGTTCGTGATGAAGTTGTTGACCGTGTCGCCCCAAGTGCCCTGAAGCTCGCCGGTAACCGGCAGTGCAAGCCCGAGAAGGTTGGTGTACGCAGTAGTCATTTATTCAAACCTGATGAGCGCCGTAGTGGCAGTCGCCACCGGCATGTTGACCACAAAGGGGCCAGACGCCGTCTTGTCGTCACCGAAGTCGATGACCGCGATGGATCGGTCGGCCTTACTGGCGTTGTAGATCAGCGCCCCACGGCAGATGAAAGAAGTCCCCGACCACGTGGGATTGTCGAAGGTCAGGTACGCCGTAGTCCCGGAGAGCGTCAACACCACCCCCGTCAGCGTCACGCCTCCGGCCGTGTACCCAGCACCCGCAACCTCGTTGACAGTCGTGTAGGCCGTCGTGGTGGAGTCCAGCGTGGCGTTGCCCGTGTACAGGGCGAACTTGAGCGTGTCTGTGGCGAGATCGTGGATACCCTGCCAGGACTCCAGCTTGAACGAAGAGGTCAGCCCTTGGAGGATCATTACGACACCTGAACCTTAGGCTGCCCGCTGCGATAGGAATCCTGTCGGTTCTTCCCGTCCACGAGGTTCTTGAAGAGCGACAGCGAGGCCACGAACTCCTTGTCGTACATCGCCACAATGTCAGGCTCTTGCTTCATGAACCTAGCTGCCTCGGCCATCACGCCGTTGAAGAGAACAGACTCAAAGTTGTCACCCAGCCACGAGTGGCCCGAAACTGCCGTCGTAATGCTTTCTGGATAGGCGTTGTACGCCACTTGAAGGTTCAACGTAGCACTGGGCGTCGGGGCCACTTGCAGCGTTTGCACGAGCGGATCGGAGATGTTGCCGTACAGGGCGTAGTACTTGGGCGTCCCCGTCGTGTTGATGTTCGGGTACGACTCACGCAGGAAGTTTACGTCCTTGTTCAGGAGGTACTCCCAGTTGTTGTTCGCCAGCACCACCGCTACGCTGAAAGCGGAGAGGAAGTCCGCAGGGAGATCTACCGTGCTGGTCCCGATGACAAGCGGAATGACCGAGTTCTTCCGCGTGATGGGCGCTTGGGTAGCGTTGAAGATCTTCTGCTCTGCCAGCACCGTCATCGTGGCGAAGTCAACCGCACTGAAAGTGTTTTCAGTGTAGTCCTCGACGGCAGCTTTAAGAGCAGCGTAATCCACAACTCACCTCACGCCATCGGCCCACGGGCCCTCGTGCCCTTGGTGGCTGCGCCAGTACCACGGATCTTGATGCCCGAAGTCTTGACCTCCGGGTACGCCTTGGCACGCTCGTTGCCAATCGAGACGTTCAGGTGCTCGACGCCCTTCTCAGTCTTGCCCGCAGGGGCAGAGGTCTTGGTCTTCATAGCTCACCCCGTCTTCTGGTTCATGGCGCGGGACATGTTCTTGCCCAGGCGCATGCGGTCCTCGGAGGTGGGACCACCCTTCTTGAACGTAGCGGCCTTGCCGTGAGCTTCCTTAGCGGGCTTCTTGGCGTGCGCTCGGAGCGCGGCCATCGCGTCTTTCTTCATCATGGCTCCTTCGGGCACGGCCCGGTTAGATTGATACTGTACCAACTCTTCCGCGCCCGACCAAGGTATTTGGCGTGAGCGCGGCATCGAAACTCTGCGAGCCTCCAATCGGGTTCCAGCCCCACTGGATGGTCAACATGCCTTCACCGGGGAAACCCAGCGTGTTTGTCCCGGACTGAAGCCACGTATTTGTATCAGGCCGGGGATCTCGGATGGCCTGCGGGTCTGCGACCGGATACATACCCAGTTGCAATTGCGGCTGATCCGGAACCCAGCATTGTGGGCACGCTTTGATCTGCGTTTGCTTGGTCTTGACTACGAGGTTCTTGAGCTTCTTCAGTGGGAATCTAAAAGAACACAGATCGCAGAACCCGAATGCTTTTGCGCCGTTGGCAAATCGGTTAGCCATTTAGCCACCAATGAATTGTTGCCTTGGGACGAAACGCACGGCGGACTTGTCTCTGTCTTCTGAACTAGCCTTATCCCAATCTTGATCGTATTGCGCTTTAAGTACCGGAAGCCGCTCCATTGCCCCGGGAATTTTTAGCGCAAGGTAGTACGCAAGTCCGGACACAAGAGGCGGAAGAAAACGAAAAGGTACGTCCTGAGTGTAAGTGCCGCCAGCGCCAGCATCCTGCAACCGCCGCAGTCGCCAATACACAAACTGATACACACCAGACTGGTCAGGTGTGGGCCACACCACAATCTGCGGCGTCGGAGACTGGCGATTAACCCAGACCTGAATCGGTCTGGCCTGCTGAAGTTTGTTAGGGATTGAAGAGTAAGTGCTGACAGAGATGCGCGTAATTGTCAGGTCTACCTGTGTTGAAACAT